CGGATGGCTTCCGCTGCCGTGTTCACATACAGGCTGAGGCGGCGGCCAAATCGTTGTAAATCCCCGTGAAGGCAGATGCGTGCCAGTGGCGGTGACGCCAGACAGAATGCGTTCGTCGTTGCCATTTTTCGGAATACCTCTCCCGTTTACTCAGTTGTTCAGGCAGATGGTGAAGCAGCTCACCGTTGCCGCAGTAAATGGCGGCATGATTAGCCACCGATGCGCCGAAGCAGCACAGCAGGATATCGCCCGGCAGTGCAGAGGACAGGGGCACCCGGTAAAAGCCCGTTGCCTCCATATTGTCCAGGTAAAGGTTCTGACCGTTGCACCACCAGTCATCCCCGCGATGAAAATCCGGCATATCAATGCCTGCCAGATGGTATGCATCCCGGAACAGCGTGTAACAGTCCGTCACCCCGTGCGCAAAGCGCCGTCCCGTCAGGTGCGGAACGCAGCGGAATTTGTGAATGTCACCCCGGCTGACCAGCCACCAGGGCAGTGCGCTTTTTATCTGCAGCCGCCGGTCGGCCTCGCTCAGCCAGGGCAGTCCACCGGGATGACTGTGGACCAGTGCCACAATCTCCCCCTGCATCTCTGCCCGCAGCCAGTCTTCCGGTGCGATACGAAAATACGCCTCCGGCTCTGCGGAAATATTCACACAAGGGATATACCACTCCCCCTCCGGCGTGCTTATCACGAAGCCGCACGACTCCGCAGGCGCACACCGCCGGGCATGCGCCAGAATCGCTGATTCTGTCTCTGTCATGGGATTTACTGCGAAAGTTTATTAATGGAAAGGAAACCGCCAAAATTGCCGACATTCCTGCGCAGTTCACACCCGCGCATGCACTTGCTGCATCTGTCCTTACGGATATCCGTGGTGGGTTTATCGAACTCATCCGCCACAGCCCCGCCCGTGTAACCACACTCATCAGAGCGGTAGGTCCACATACAGGTGTTCGCCAGCATGATACGACCGGGAAACAGCGCCCCGTCCGTCTCGGTCGGTGTGGCCAGCACAAACGAGGCCGTCATGGCTGTCAGCTCCGACATCTGCTCCACCACCCAGCGGTCACTCAGCTCCTGCTCCGGGTCCGCCTCCGGATTGCCCGCAACGAAATTCACCGCATCCAGAAAACGGGCATACACCCGGCGGCGGACCACCGTGGCCCCCACCAGGCTCTGCAAATCCTCCGCCATTCCGGTGACAAGACCAAACAGATTGGACACCGTCAGCGACGGGCGGGCACTGCTGCCCTTTCCGTTCATCTCAAAGCCACTCCCCTCAATCGGGTACGCCTGATATTGCCGCCCCTGCCAGGTCACCGGCTCCCCTTTTTCATTCAGCTCATTACAGAAAAAATACCGCTCACCGCCCTGTACCGTCAGGTCGATTTCCCAGAGCACCACCCGCGGTGACTGCTCTGACTTAACCGACTCGTTCAGACTTTCTTCGTGAATATCCTGCATCAGTTCACCACCTGCTCAATCGTACAACTGAAATCACTGTACCTGGCGTTATCTGTGACGCTCCACTCCCGGCACACCACCCTCACCGTCCGGTTATGTTTCGGTGGTCGCCACAAAAAGGCACGGTAACCACCATGCCACGATAAAAATTCATCCAGCCAGCGCCGGGTTGGTTCATCCGTCACCCGGAACACCGCCTGAAACGTCTTCAGTCTGGCATTAAGTCCCGTCGGTCGGCGCTGTTCATAACCGTCACCAAACCGAACCCTCACCACCGACGGTTTCTCACTCACCTGCATCCCTTCACGCGGGACCAGATGCAGCGTTTTTATCTCAGCCACTCAGCATTCCTCCGTCACGTCGCATGGACAGCATCACCGCCTGCACCCGCTGGTCAATCAGCTGCACAAGACTGCCTGCCGCCTCCGGCCCTATCTGTCCGTTAGCCCCGTCATTCTGAATGGCGATATGGTAGACCGGGGAATACACCAGACCGGCACTGCCGTTCATACTGCCCACCGCGCGTACGCCCAGCGAGCCATCCGCCGCCCGGGTCAGGGGCATAATGGCTTCAGGTCCGGCTTCCCCCATCAGCCCGGCCCCTTTTGCAAAGGCAAAGTACGTGGGCGTATCCACAATACTGTTGCTGTACGCGCTCAGGTTTGCCGAGGTATACACGCCGCCTTTTGCATTGGCCACCGCACCGCCCAGCCAGTCACCAATGCTGCCAATAAATCCTCCCGCACCGGACATACCGTTTGCCGCCGTCTTAATTCCGTTGACAATGGCCGCATTCATAAGAACTTTTGATATTTCCTGCAGTACGGATGAGGCCCAGTTGCGCCATTCCACTTTGTTTCCGTTCAGCATCTCCGTGATGTTATTCACCAGTCCTGAAATCCCCTCCGTTGCCAGCTGTGCTGCCTGAGAGGCGTAATCGGATGCATTGTCCACCCAGTTACTGAGCCCCTCCTGCAAGCCTTTCTGCCAGTCCGCACGCTGCGCATCCGATTCGGTATAAAAGGCTGCCTGGTCCTTAAGGCGTTCGCTCAGATACTGCGCGTTCTGTGCCCGTGCCTGTCTGTAAAAATCCTCACTGATATCCCCGGTCTGATACTGAGACTGAAGGTCCGCATCCTTCTGGCGGAAGCTGTCGCGGATCTGCTGCAACTCCCGCATGCGTTCCCTGGCTCGTTCTCCCTGCCCGTACCCCAGCAGTTCGGCTTCATTTGATGCACGCGCAGCCACATTATCATTCTTCAGGGTCTCTTCCCGGGATCGCAACTGTTCCCGGATTTTTTGCTGGTCAATCAGGGCCGCGTTACGCAGCAGTTCCTGCTTCTGCATCTCCGTCAGGGTTTTCAGTTCGCCCTGCGCAGTCTGGTACTTCAGCTTCGCCAGCTCTGTATTCTGACCCGCCAGTGCCAGTTGCTCTTTCTGCTGCTTCAGTAGCCGGGAAAAACTGTCTTCCGCTTTTTCCGTCTCTGATTTTCCACCCCGGGATTTAGGTTTGTTCGCCTCGTTATTACGCCAGGCTTCCAGAGCATTACTGATATAACGCTGTCTCGCCTCCTGATACGAATCCCCCACAAAACCAAGGTCATCCGCCGCATACCCCAGCCGGGCACGCTCTTTTTCCTCCCCCTTCAGTCGGGACAGGGCCAGCTCACGTTCTGTTTTTGTCAGGGCGCTCTGCTGTTTATCATCCAGGGTGGCCTGCGGCAGCCGTAACGGTACATTCACCAGTCCCTGACGCTGCTGAAGCAGTTCATTCCCCAGCCCCAGCAGACGGTTGAATTCCGTATGCTGACCGTTCATAACCAGCATGGACTGGTACACCTTATTCTGCTCTGCCGCCTGCTGACGAATTAACGCCACACGACGGTCTTCCAGCCCGGCAAGCACATCCTGAATGGACTGCGCTTTTTCCTGCATCTGTGCCAGACGGGACTACTCAACGGCAAGCTGCTCTGTTGCCTGAGAAAGCCCTTCCGTTACGGTCTTCACCGATGTCAGATGGTTTATCATGAATCCGTCACCGGTTGTCCAGCCAGGGTTAGCCAGAACATACTGATATCCAGCGATTTTTTCCTGCAGGGATTTCACCCGGCTGGCCTGTTCATCAATCAGCCGGTTCTGCTCTGCCAGCGCCGCCCGTGTTCGTCCTTCATTATCTGAGGCTTCAGGCAAAGACATTGACGGCGTTTTATGCGCGATTTCATCTATCGTCAGTGCATACTGGCGCGCTGACTCCCTGGCCTGCTCCTGATTCTGGTACAGCGTATACCATGCTGCTGCCCCCAGCATCACCAGTCCGGGTACGCCACCAACCAGTCCCAACGCACCAGTCATCAGACGTGAGCCCACCGCCGTTGTACTGTTCAGCGCATTCTGGGCTGCGGTTCTGGCAGCAATATTTCTGTTCAGGCGTTCCTGTGTGGCCGCCAGACGGGCTTCTGCAGCAATCTGCATCTCCGTCCCGCGGGCTGCCGCCACAGCCTGCTGTGCACGGTACACGGCTGCCCTTGCCCGCGCCGTGGCAATCTGCGTCCCCCTGAGCTGTGCTTCCGCCAGTGCCACTTCATTACGTGCTGCCGTCACAAGTCCTGCCGTGGCAGACACCGCTCCGGAGGCCATATTGCCAAAGTACCGGGCAACCCCGACGGCAACCAGCGCCCCCGC